CTTCTAATAAACGCCATTACACTAAAGTGTTCTAGCCGTGCTTTGCACAGTTTATTTTGACGAACTAGGAGAAAACCATGAGTACATTAAATGATGAATCGTTAGCCTTGCTTCAACTTCGTGAGAAGTTGGTGCATAGCAAGAAAAGGAATGAACCTCGTGAATTAATTGAGATTGTAGAATCCCAGATAAGACAACAGGCCAAAGCCGATGCTAAAAAGCGATTAAATTCCAATACAACAGGAACTAATGCTAATTCCTCATTAAGAGGTAATGCCATAGCTAATGAACATATTGATATCAAAACGCTGATAAAGCTTAACACTGTGGCCCTGAAGTTAATCCAGGACTTTGGTGATCTTGATAAACATGAGTTAGAGTCCGTTCTTGACCATGTCGGTCGTTGTTATACAACTATGACATCGTCCTATGGTTCAAAAGTTATGTAAACATGATTTCTTGTGACTGGGCTATATTGAAATAACCTCGCATACTTCTGATCGATTTATGCTTCTATTTTTACATCCGAAAGGAGGAAAAATGTTAAAGAAACAAAAAGAGACCCTGAATACGTATGCTTCCGTTCTCCGTATACCACCTGAAATTGCTAAGCCTATTGTTGCGGATTTTATCCGTTTCCATGAGGCAAATGGTTCAGAGTGGGCAGTATCTAGATTCAAAGCTATAAAATTGGATTTTATCCAACTTAAAGCCGGTAATGACTGTACCTCAGTGTGGGTAGCTAAAGAAGGTAATTCCTTCACTGGACACATTGGAGCTTTACAGTCATGGTGTGAAGGAAATTGGAAAAGATGGTCTTTAGCTATTCAATTGCTACAGATTTACTCTACTGAAATTTCTTCATCTATATTACCCAGCCAAGCAAAGAAATTTTGCGAAGCTGTTAACTATAGAAACACCGAATCTGATACTATGTTGCATCATTATAAGAAAATTGTGACGACGGCTACATTACAATGGTTTCCGAAAAGGAGTTTTTACCCTAATCCGGATCCCCTGTGTATGTATCCTGTTTCTTCTACTAGACGTGAACCCCATGCAAATGGGAAATCATATCCAGAAGGTGAAAACACTCTTAATTGCGCGATGAGTTTCATCGATGGTACATTGTTTGGTAACAGTGTATCTATAAAGTACCCAAGTATTTTTGGGCCTTTATTGCAAGGTATAACAGACAATAGGAAATTTGAAAGAGTGAAAACTCCTTCAGGTTTCTATAGATATGTTAGACAGAGTGATCGTTACACATCTTCAGTCGGTAAAATTGGTTTGATCCAAGAACCCGGTCTGAAGCTGAGAGCTGTTGCTAACCCTGCTAGGGTTTATCAAGCAGCTCTGGTTCCCCTTGCCCGTGATCTATATTCCAAGTTAACTATGTTACCTTGGGATTGTACACACGAGCAAGATCGACCATTTCTTATACTCCAAAATCATATGAAGAGTAAAAAAACTTGTCACGCAGTTGATTTATCAAATGCTACAGACAGGTTTCCTCTAGCTTTGCAACTAGAAGTACTCAATACATTGTATCATCGTAAAGATGCTGTCCAACTATTCGCTGATCTTTCGCGAGGTAATTGGATAAGTTCACTACCAGATAATTCATTACTATCTTGGAAGACTGGACAACCGTTGGGATTAATACCATCGTTTGCTATCTTTGCTCTAACCCATGGAATGCTTTTATATGCATTAAATGGGGGTTCACATAATGACGCATTTTTCGTCTTAGGCGATGATGTTGTTATTTTGGATGATGCTTTGTATGCTAAATATGTGAGAGCTCTTGTGGCCATGGATATTCCATATGCCCCAAGTAAGACTATATCATCAAATCTCTTAACAGAGTTTGGTGGTAAAATCATAACACCAGAAGGTGTTACACCTCAACTTAAATGGCGCCACGTAAGTGACGATTCATTTATTGATTTAGCTAAACATTTTGGAGAACGTTATCGCAGACTAATGAGACCAAAACAAAGAGAAATCTTTGATCTT